TTTATTTTTTATATCCTTAAATGTTGGTATATTGAATAAAATTCCATGATAATGAGCACGACCAAATTTATCACCATATTCCCCTACGAAGAAAAACCTAAAATTTGACCTGTTTTTTTCGATTGTAGGCACTTTCTCTGTTTTATGATACTGGTAGTCCACCTTGTTACGTAAGTTCTTTAAAAACGTTCTTACGTGGCTTATTTCTAATTTCCCGGTAAATAGTGTACTTTCATTAGAATAGGTTAGTGTAATAAAAAATGCATTGTAGCTATATTTTAATTCCTGTTTAAGTCTGAAGCTCCAGTCTTTGCAGTCTCTTATCATACACTCTCTACATTTACCGCATCTTATTTGTACCCCTTTACCATTACGGTCTTTTACGCTAATTGGTCTTATACAACTCATAGTCTAATACCACCTCTTGAGGCTCGGTATCCTCTGAGGCTTTTTCCTCTTTTTTTAAATCCTCTTTTAAAACTTCTCTTAAAACCTTTTCTGAACGACTTTCCAAATTTTCTTCTTCTCATGGCTTAAATTTTTAATTTCAAAACTTTTATTTTTAATTTTATAGTATATAATGCGACCGGAGGGAGCGCCAACGGGTTTCGATTTGAAAAAATCTATATTATTATGTATGTTATGATGTATTGTTAATAACTTGACCTGATTCATCGCTCTGTACCATCCCATCGGCTTTTGAGATTGTTAATAACTTGTTAATATCCTGTTGATAACTTGTTAATAACGTGTTAATAACTTTTCCTGCTGTAGGTTCTTTTTCATCTGTTTCAATGGTAAAAGCTTTTGTTAATTTATGCAATTCATGGTTGCACATTCGACAAGCCCAAAATTCCGTATCAATTTCTTCAAACCATCTCAAAGTATTACAATAATCGCAAAAATAAACCTGTTCATTTTTCATTTTGGGTATCCTGTTTTAGTAAACGTACTACCTCCTACATTCCATTTTTTTGTTAAAGTTCCTTTCCATCCTCTTACAAGTTTTGCACCTGACAAAACTGTATTTCCTATTATACTACTTGCTCCTGACCACGGAGCAATCGCCTCTTTCATTGCGTTCAAACTTCTTATGCTTTCTTTTACTGCTATATCTGCCTGTATGTTTTTCATCTGAAGAGGATTTTTATAAACCTCTCCCCAGTTCTTTGCCGACCGGCTAATACCTTCACTTTTCTGCCATGTCTGTAAAGCATTTGTTCTTGCTTGTGTATTTTCTAATTGGGAAATTTGATAATTAAGTCTGGATAAAATTACTTGTCTTTCCAGGGGAAGTCTTACTTTGTTTATGTCTGACTGTGACTTTCTTAGTTCCGACAATCCTTTCATCTGACTTATAGTTTCTTCATTTTTTCTATAATTTTGTTCTAAATTTCTATCTGTCCATGTCAACTGTTTTTGACTTGTCATTCCCTTGATGTCCTTCAATATAGAGTCATATCCCAAATTTATTTCTCTTGCAATTGCTGTTTGTGTATTTGCTTTAATATTATCTACCTGGGCATTTTTTATTTGCGTGTCTTGGTATGCTCCTACTACTCCCGAAAAATCTGGTGCTTTATAATTATAATCCATTTTCGGGGTTTGGTATTTTGGCATTGAGGTTGCATTTCCGCTATTTCCTTGACCATAAATTAAATTTGGGTTCAAACCGCCTTCCTTAAACCTCTGCATTTGCATTGCAGGGGTATTATACTGGTTGTTTCTGTTCCACATTTCTAAATCCTTACCATATGCATATTCTGCCATTTGTTTATTGGCTTTTATTGTCTTATTAGTATTGACTATGGAAGCTATCCCTCCTGCTATTCCGCTGGCTGCGTTTATTCCGGCATTAATATATCCTTGTGTTTCAGTTCCCATCGATTAAGTAATTATATAAAGTGCAACATTAACGTAGTGTTGTAGCACTAGTAAATAATTACAATTATCGACTAGTGCTGAAACACATTAGATACCTTTCTTGATGGTATCTTACGCAGTAGGCTGAATAATTTCTTTTTCTGCCTTCTGTTCAGCTATCCATTTATTGATAGCTGTTTTCTGTTCTTCCATTGCTAATAATTCATTTTGTGCATCATCAATACTAGTTAAATCACTCATATCAAATTCATCCTGGTCTAATGCCTCAATTTCATTATTTTCAAATTCATACTTACCGTTTTTTGTAAGCATTGGGTCTGCTCCTCTTGAGAACTTTAACAGTATGTCTTTTATACTCATACTTAAATCTGGTACTGTTAGACTTGGCATTGTATTGTATTCTAACATTGTCGGTTTCTCTGTAAAGTTCCATTGGGTAACGAACCTCTTTTTCAATCCTGGTGATTTTTCCATAACTTAATATTATTAAAATTACAATGTAGGTGTACCATATACTGGTAGGCATCTCATTACTTTTATATCATTATAAAGCTGTACATACAATTTTTGCGAAGCTTGGCTATCACTTACCGCAAAAATCTTATTATCTATAGCAACAGTATCACAATCTATAAATTGTTGATTAAGTTCAGGTCTGGAACCAAACTCCCTCGTTGCTGTCCAATGTTTCAAACTTGTTCTAAAATCTCCGTGAACTGTGTTAATCCCAAATTTATACTCTGAATATCTTGGTGTGTAACCAAAAACTTTTTCGTTATCGGCTGATACTCCTTGAGGATCAAAATATAACTCTTGGCTTGAAATTGGCTGTTCTCCTAAATTTGCAAATTCTGGGAATGCGAAGTCAAATTATCAAACTTTGTAAAGTGTTTCGGTAGACCCTGTTGGTATGCATTTTGTGGAATTACACTCATTATTCCGATAATATGACCGTGTTCTTTGAAGTGGCTTTTAAACCTATTTGTGTTACCTACTGATAAAGCGTGACCTCCCATGTTACCTAAAGGCATATCTGTATCATTACCCCAGGAAGCTAAAACTTCTGAAATTGTTACATTAGATTTTCCACCTCCTAAGTATTGGGGTCTGCTTAATCGTAAATCATCTGAAATAACTCCAAAGTGTTCATACAAAAATTCAGTTATTCTACTTCCAGCCCTTGCGTTTCTTTCTAACCATTTTTGCAAGTGTATACTTTTTCTTAGATCATTAATTGATGCTGACCCGTTGGTCATTGTATCAATATTTTCTAATCTACCCGTTATTCCTGTATCAGCTTTTAAATTTCCTACTGCATCCGACATTAATGTCTTATTAGCTTGTATATTTCCAAGACCGTCCTTAAATATTGACAAATCTTTATAAACAGGATCAACTTCAATAGGTATTAAAATTTCGTCACCTTTCTGAGTCCACGGGAGAGCCGATGTAAAATAATCCTTATGCCATGCTCTCTTACGCATTGACATTATGATATTTGTTTCAGCAGTATCTACTACGTTACCTACTGAGAGAGGTAACTTATCACATAAATTTTCATCTCTGTAATATTCATTATAAATCAATTGATATGCTCTAAACGGCAAAGCTGAAATTCCTGTATTTGCTGTAATTATTTCAGTTCCGTCATAGGTAGGTATTCCGAAATAATCCGCTAATTGACCGGTCTTAAAATGTGCTTTATTTTGTTCTGTATAGCCTATATTCGGGAATGGTGGCATTGCTTTACCATCTTCACCTCCTGATATAAAATTGTTCCATTCATTCCAAACTAATCTATTTGGTACAAAGAAGTAATGTATATATGCATCAATTCTATGCATCAACGGACTAACTAACGGGTGGAATCTTATTAAATGTTCAGTATTAACTCTAAAATAATCATTAGGCATAACTGGTTCACATACCACTGGGTATAAATAACCCATGTTTATACTTAATTTTTTTTCATGTGAAAGGTTAAACTTGTTACGTTTAACTTTCGTTTTACGATTGTTTGTAAATATGCTCATTGTCTTGATCTTAGTTTATTAAATCTATATTCGTTTTGTTTTTCTATTGATACTTTTTCCCTTAACAATTTGATATTTTCTTCAACGGTCAGATCTTCCGGTTTAAATAATTCTTGATTTTTTTCCTTGTGTATTAATCTATCAAAATCGTCAAAAATCTTCCTGGAGTAATATTCTGGTAGAGCTCTTTTAATTCCATTATCCAAAGTAAGGTAAAATCTTTTATCTTCTTGATGCCAAATAATTGCCCTGTCTGTTAAATATTTCTTTCCTAAACTGGGGTTTTTACTCATTATTCTAAAACCATCTTGCTTAAATATATACTTACAAATATAATTTATCGATTTATCGTTTACCTCTCCTATATGTATAATTCCCTCATTCCAAACATTATTAAGCATTTTTTGTATCTCAAATTTTTCATTAAATGCTTTATTTTTTATATCCTTAAATGTTGGTATATTGAATAAAATTCCATGATAATGAGCACGACCAAATTTATCACCATATTCCCCTACGAAGAAAAACCTCAAATTTGACCTGTTTTTTTCGATTGTAGGCACTATCTCTGT